ACCAGTTGCTCCTGTAACAGCACCAGTTGCTCCTGTAGCATCACCAGTTGCACCAGTTACTGCACCTGTTGCACCAGTGACCGCACCAGTTGCACCTGTAGCAGCACCAGTTGCACCAGTGACTGCACCAGTTGCTCCTGTAACATCACCAGTTGCTTGTAATCCTGATTGGTCTTTGATTCCTCAATCACAATGTACTGCTTGTGGATTAGTTTGGTCACCAACATTTGGTGAGTGTATTCAAGTTTCATCACCAGTTGCTCCTGTAGGTCCAAATTGTAATGATGTAAACACCCTTGGATCTGGAGATTGTGCTGGTTGTGGATTAGTTTGGTCTGCAGAGTTTGGTGAGTGCATTACACCACCTTCTCCTGTAGCAGCACCAGTTGCTCCTGTAACAGCACCTGTTGCTCCTGTAACAGCACCAGTTACTGCACCAGTTGCTCCTGTAGGTCCAAATTGTAATGATGTAAACACCCTTGGATCTGGAGATTGTGCTGCTTGTGGATTAGTCTGGTCACCAACATTTGGTGAGTGTATTCAAGTTTCATCACCAGTTGCTCCTGTAGCAGCACCAGTAGCACCAGTTACTGCACCAGTTGCTCCTGTAACAGCACCCGTAGCACCAGTGACCGCACCAGTTGCTCCTGTAACAGCACCCGTAGCACCAGTGACCGCACCAGTTGCTCCTGTAACTGCTCCAACTTCATGCAGTCCAAACCAAGGAAACTCATGTTTGGGACCAGATGGATGTGCTGGAACAATTAACTGTGCTGGACTATGCAGATGCCCAGATCCAGCACCAGTTGCAGCACCAGTTGCTCCTGTAGCAGCACCAGTTGCACCAGTTGCACCAGTTGCACCAGTAGCAGCAGAAACATTTAGCGTATTTGGTTTCTCACCATTTTCTGCAACACCAGTAGCAGCAGAAACATTTAGCGTATTTGGTTTCTCACCATTTGGAGCATTCGGAGTGTTTGGTTTCTTTGGCGGGCCACGAGTATACAGCCTTGCACAAGATACAAAAGTTAGAATGGCAGATGGAAGTCTTGTAGAAGCCCAAGATATTCAAGTCGGAGATGAGTTAATGTCTATAAATATCCCAGGATTAGAAAATACTGATAAAGAATCTGTAAAAACTTGGTCTGGAAATGGAAATATTTCTATTACTCCAAATGCAACAACTACCGTAGTATCCACAACAACACACCCATCTACTATTCGTGTAAACATTAATGGAGACAGATTTACCGAAAGTCATTTAATTTTAGTTAAAAGAAATAATATAGAGCAATTTGTTCTTGCTTCTAATGTTTTAGAAACAGATCTAGTATGGCATTATGACACATCAACATTTATTCCTGTAGAGTCATATTCAACTGCCAATGTTGAATTTGATGCAATTACAATTAACTGTGAGCCTTTTGACATATATTTCACAGAGCATCATATTACTTATGACGGAATTAATTAATAAAGTTTAAGCCTGTGCTATAATTATATTACATTTATATCAAAGGATAAAATATGTCTGATAAGTCATTATGGGAAAAATATAAAGATAACCTAGGTGAAACTAGACCATGGGACCTTTTAGATCCAAGTGTTGAAAGAGTAACAGAAAATGTAGCAGAAGAAAGATATTCTATTTGTTTGGGATGTCCAGAACTATTGAAATTAACAAAGCAATGCAAAAAATGTGGATGTTTTATGTCTGTAAAAACAAGATTAAAAAATGCAAGTTGTCCAATAGGTAAATGGTAAATATGAATAGAAATATTTTAGCACCAGGAATTGTTGTATATAAAAATGCAATGCCAGAACAAGATGACTTATACAAAGATATTGAAGATTGTTGCACTCTTGGAACAATTTCTTGGTCTGAAGCATTAGTTACAACATCTGACGGAGTAGGAACAGATAATAAAACAAGAAGCACACAGGTAATTACAATTCCATATTCTAATTCATTTTTAGAAAATTTTTCTAGCCCAAGACAAACCTTTGATACAAGTATTTCTAATGTTTTATTAGAAAATATAGAAAAAATAGAAAAAGACTATTGCAATGCTCATAGTTTACAAACAATAAGTCATGAGCCTTACTCAATTTTAAAATATGGTGTTGGTCAATTTTTTGTTAATCATATAGATGACCACAAAGATTACCCAAGAAGGATTTCATGGGTTTATTACCTTAATGACAATTATGAAGGTGGAGAAATAGAGTTTCCAAGATTTGGAATAACTTATAAACCAAGTGCTGGAGATTTTTTAATTTTCCCATCAAACTATGTCTATAACCACTCTGTTAGACCAGTTACATCTGGAGACAGGTATGCTATAGTAAGTTGGCTTTCATGAACCCGCCAGTTATTATAGATAAAACATTTTCAGATAAAGACTACTCTGATTTAAAAAATTATATAATTTCAAAAAACATAAAATCTTTAAATTATGACAAAACATTTGGTAGATATTCATCAAATGATCCAAAGTTTGATGAATATGCAAAAATTCTTTTACCTACGGCAAGAAAAATTTTTAATAGTGATACATTAGTCCCTTCATACTCAATGTTTGCATATTACGAGGGCGATTCAAGTCTATTTAAACACAAAGATACAAACGCCTGTACATATACGATTGATTTTTGTTTTTATCAGAATCGTGCCTGGGGTTTGTGGGTAGATGGAAAAGAATATATTCTAAATTCTAATCAGTCTCTTGCTTACTATGGAAATGATCAAGAACATTGGAGAGAAAGCATTCCAGATAAAGAATCTCAACATGTTGCAATGATTTTTTTTCATTTTGTTGAACCAGATCATTGGTGGGTCACAAAAGGAAGAAGTTATTTAGATGTTATCACTGGAAAACTCTCAGAAAAAGAGTGGGAACAAAAAAATAGGCCTTTATAATGATTTATTATAAGTTATGGAATCCAGCGGGATTAATAAATCAATTAATGAGTATTGAACTTGCAGTTGGTATTAAAGAAATAGCCAATAGCGATATGACCATCTACAATATTTTAAACGGACCAGATAGAAATGTTCCCATTTACTCAGGAAGCAGAAACCACAACAAAAGAGGAAGTATCGTAGATAACTCTTCTAGTTTTTTAATAACCGACATACTAAACTGGAAAAACAAAGAGTCATATGAAATTATAGAAGACTATGAATACTTAGTAGATCCAAAAATAGACACAATTGAAAATTTAATTGGTTCCTATTATGATTTTAATAATAACGAGGATGTTGATTTTTCAGAAGGCAGGGAAAAGGTAAATTTTTCAGAGAACTTACATATTAAAAATACTCTTGGATGGTATAGTAGATTTTTTAATAATAGGAGTAAAGAATTAGATGCAGCCCTATCTTCTGTTAAATTTTTACCAGAATATTATGAACTTTCTGAGCAAATAGCAAATAGTCTGGGAAACTTTAATGGAGCACATCTAAGATTAACGGACCATGTATCTCAAAGGGTACTAACAACTCAAGAAATGTTTGATTCTGGTATATTAAAAATTAATGACGGAAATCCCATAGTTATCTGTACAGATGAACCAGATAGTCAATTATTAGCAAATAAATCCAACAATTTTATAATGCTAGATGACTATATATTAAAAAATTTTAGCAAAGATTTTATGAACTTTAAGCATAGGGACGAGGTCTCATTTGGCTTGCTTAATAACCTAGTTATGCACCATAGTAAAAAATTTGTTGGTACAATTGGAAGCACCTATACTGGATATATTCATAGAGGGATGAATCAAAAATCAGATATAGAGTGGAACTGGTTTGACTACCTGGAAAACCCTATATATAAAGAAGTTGGATCTGGTAAATATTCTTGGAATAGCATTTCTGGAGTTGATACCAATAGCAAGCAATGGCATAGAGAGTGGAAGGAATCAAGAATATGAAAACAGCCCTAGTACTAGGAGCAGGTGGTTTTATTGGTAGCCACATGGTTAAAAGATTAAAATCAGAAGGATACTGGGTTAGGGGTGTTGACCTTAAGCACCCAGATTTTTCAAAAACAGAGGCAGATGAATTTATTGAAAGAGATTTGTCCGTATATGAAAATGTTGAAAAAGTTATTCAGTTTAAAGGATACCAAGGAAATTTTTACAATGAAATTCCATACAAGTTAATTGATGGGTTTGACGAAATCTATCAATTTGCTGCAGACATGGGTGGTGCTGGATATATTTTTACTGGTTTAAATGATTCTCAGATTATGGAAAACTCTGCTCTAATAAACCTTAACTTGCTAAGAGCACAATCAAGATTAAATGAAAAATATGATATTAACAAAACTAAAATATTTTATTCAAGTTCTGCCTGTATGTATCCTGATTATAAGCAGTTAGATGTTGATAATCCTGGATTGAAAGAGTCTGATGCATACCCTGCAGATCCTGACAGCGAGTACGGATGGGAAAAACTGTTTAGCGAAAGAATGTTCTTGGCCTTTAATAGAAACAACAAGATTCCAGTAGCCATTGCCAGATATCATAATATTTATGGGCCAGAAGGAACTTGGTATGGTGGAAAAGAAAAGGCTCCTGCTGCAATGTGTAGAAAAGTTATACAGGCAGATGGTTTTATAGAAATTTGGGGGGATGGAGAACAAACCCGTTCATTCCTATACATAGATGAATGTATAGAAGCAACAAGAAGGCTTATGGAATCCGACTTTACTGGACCTGTCAATATTGGGTCTGAAGAAATGGTTACCATTAATCAGTTGGTTGATATTGCTTGTAGTGTTGAAGGAAAAACTTTAAGCAAGATGCACATTCCAGGACCTTTAGGGGTTAGAGGAAGAAACTCTAATAACGATCTAGTTAGAGAAAAGTTAGACTGGGATTATTCAATGTCTTTAAGAGAAGGAATTGAAAAAACCTATAACTGGATTAAAGGCCAAACAGTTAATGACAAATAAACAAGAAGTTGTAAAAGAATTTATTATTGAAGATGGGATTGGGGCACAACTTTGGAGAAAAGTATATGCAATGTCATATGCAAAACACAATAATTTGCTATTTGAAGATAAGCCAATAACAGATTTTTTAATTCATGAATCAGACAAGGTTTTTACAGAAGAAGATAAAAAAGATTTTATTAAAAATTTTACAGAAATAATAATTAATCCATGGGCAGAAATAGATTTTAGTGATAAAAATAATTTTTTTGTATCAAAAGAGATTGGGGCAGGTATACCAGAAACTCAAGGAATCTTGACAGAAAGAAAAGATTTTACTAAAAATGCTCCAGAATTTTCTAATGTTTCAGAAACAGACAATAATGTTGTTATACATATTCGTCGAGGGAATGTTATAAAAGAAAACCCGAGATGGATAGATGAAGAAGTTTATTTAAAAATGCTTAAAGATTTACCAAAAATATTAGACATTTTAAAATTTTCTCCAGAAAGGGTTATTGTTTTAACAGATGCTTCAAATTCAAATAAAAAATATAAACCAATTAGTGAGTTACAAAGCAAAAAATGGGATCAACCTTACCTATATGCTAACGAAAATGGAGAGTTTGAAACAACATCTTTAAATTTTGACGAACTTAGAAATGCCTATCCTGGAGTTGAAATAATAAATAATTTAAATACTCAAGACTCATTTAAACTTATGTTAAAGGCAAAATTGCTAGTTGTTTCTAGATCAGCATTTAGCCAGGTTGCAGGGTTGCTATCTAAAAACCATGTAATCGAGATGTTTGATTCTCATAATGGATTTGCTAATTCCGTGGCAAAAGTAGAGCGTAATGGAAATATTGTTGTTTTAAATAAAAACCCCTCCTAAATACATAGGAGGGGCATATTTATTTATACCTTACTTAGGAAATTTGTTCATCCACATTCTAGTCTTAGGCGTAATGCCCTTCCAGGAAGACCAGTCGTCTCCACCGTTGGTCATGTAGTATACAATCTCTGCGTTTTTGACGGGATTGAATAATTCAGCATTAGAGTCAAGATCAAACTTATCTCTACGATCAGGACCAAGTGTATCAATCATATTAATTTGGAACATACCATAAGACGAATCTCCAGTCTTGTGATTGCCATTAAAGGCCAGTGGTCGTCCATTAGATTCTTTCTTTGCTACTGCCCAAGCAACAACAAGGTCATTACCCTTGAAGCCAACAAGTGAAAGCAGTTGTTTTAGTTCTATGTCTGTTAGAGAAGTCTTATTTTCAAAACTCTCCAACATTTTTGCCTTAGAAACCAAAAAAACCTCTTTCGAGGTGGTTTCTGACATTTGAGCCTGTTTCAGGCTAAGGTTATTCTTAGTATCAAAACTTGAAACAGCATTAGCACAGTTTGACAAAACCGTTACTAGTGCTACGATACTGAGTATGCTAATGATTTCTTTGTTTCTTTCGATAAATTTAATCATAGTTTCCTCCTTAGAAAACAATAACACCTTTGGATGGTGTTACTACCAAGTATAACACAGATTTTCCCCAAAAGTCAACTCGATATGATGGTATAATAAATTTATGCCTCAATCATCATCTAACTACGCATCAATGAAATATCCGCTTGCAAGCGATCCAGTTAACGTACACGGAGACTTTAAAGTACTAGTTGATGCTTTAAATAATATTTTACCACCTTTGGGAGTTTCTTCTTTTACAATTCCCGTAAGGAATATAACAGGGCTTTCACTAAATGTTGGAGTTCCAGTTTTTTTAAGTGGTAGTATTAGTGGAAAAACAACTGTTGCAAGATATAACCCATCAAGCCAGTCACATGATGAAAATAGCCCAATTCTGGGACTTATCAAAAACAATCTAGATACAGACAATGATGGATTTGTTGTTATATCTGGTGTATTAGAAATGAATACTTCATCATTGGGAACTGTTGGAACTAAGGTCTATGTGGATGATGTAGGACAGTTGGTAGGTGGAAGACCAGCAACTGGACCAGCAAGATATGTTGCTGTTGTTGCTATTTCTGGAGTTCAGGGTTTGTTAATTGTTCAAACAAAAGGAAACGGTACCTGGAAAGCATTAAAAGATGGATTGTCTTAATGCAAGATGAAAGATTTTTAAAAAGAGATAACGATATTGTTTTTCCAGAACCAATCAGTGATGAACAATTAAAAAATTGTAAAGTTTTTGGATCAAGACATTCTGCAGTTCAGGTAATACCTGAAAATTCTAAATTTTTAGAAGTAGGCGTTGCAGCAGGAGACTACTCATACTGGTTTAGCGAACAAAGAAACCCATCTGAAATTTTTTTGCTAGATAGGTTTAAGGAAAATGACTATACAGTAGGAACCTATGTTGAGCCAAGGTTTAATCCAGAGACCCATGTTGACTTTATTAAAAATAGGTTTTCTTTACTCAAAAAGTCCGTTACGGTTTTACAAGGAATGACATATGATATTTTGCCAAAACTAAATGACAAGTTTGACTACATATATTTAGATGCTGACAGTACTGAGCCTGGATTCTCATTAGAGTTTTTAAATGCTGTAAGGCTATGCTCCGACAACGGAATTATAGGAATTAATGACTACAGCATGATGGACTATGTTCATGGAGTAAAGTTTGGAACAGTCCCCGTAGTCAATAAATTTTTAAAGGAAAACCCTCAGTGGGAGGTAATAGCCTTTTCTATTGAGAATACAATGTTTTGTGACATTTATATAAAGCGTAGAATTGTGCTATAATAAACCATGGCAACATTAAGAGGATCTCAATCACTATACAATATAGGCAACCCTCCTCCAACAGTTATTTGGACTGTAGTTCGTGGAGATACTTCTGGCTTTAAGGTTTATGTAACAGATGATGCAAAGGTCCCGCTAATTTTAAAGGGTGCTGGATCTGAGTGGGATATTGCTATGAAGATTAAGAGACCTACTTCAACCCCTGGAATTATTACAGATATTGCTACAACAATTTTGACATTAACTCCAGTTGCAGATGAAGATGATTTGGTTGGAGAATTCACAGTCTGGTTAACATCAGCACAATCTAATGTTTTACAGACAGGAGACATCTTTGATATTCAGGTTAGCGATCCAACAAGAGTCTGGACAGTTTGCCAGGGTACCATGAAGATCCTTGAAGATGTAACAGATTAATGGCCACAGCATTAATACTTGATGAACTTAATGGTAAAACCAAACAAATTTTTCCTATTGACTATCCTTTAATTCAAGTAGAAGATTTTACAAGAAACACCTTAGTCACAGACATACTTCCTTTTAGAGTTAAATTTTCAGCCATTCAAATTGTGGCTATTGGTTTGGGTAATACCCCAGGAATCCCACTTCAGGTTATTGGCTACAGCAACTATATTCTCTAATAGTCTTATTAAAATGCATGTTATAATTACCACATGGCTAAAATATCAGTTTCAAATGTAAAGAACCTGTTTCAAACAGGAGACAGACCAACTCAAGAAAACTATGTAGACTTAATTGATACCCTTTCATCCCAAGCAACAGATTTGGGATCTGCTGGTAATAATGAAGGTACAGTTTATTCTATCGAAAACATAACTGTAATTGATAATTTTGATGCTACAGTTTGGCGCATGGTCAAGTATATTATTTCAATATCAAAGACCTCTGCAGGGGACAACAAGTTCTATGCAACTGAATTAACTATTCTTGTTGACGGTACAGACGTATCAGTCAGCGAGTACGGCACTATCGACAATGATGGGAATATTGGCACCATTAATGTCTCTCGCACTGGAAATACCGTGGCTATTACAGTCACTCCAGATCCTGCGATCAAGCCAGTCACAGTTCGTTACGCACGAATTGGACTTAAGGCATAACTAAGGAGATATAAAAAATGGCAACAGTAAATAAAGATTTTAAAATTAAGAGTGGTTTAATCGTTGAGGGTTCAACAGCAACCGTTGGCGGTTTTTCCGTTCTTACAAAGAAGCAAGATGATCAAGACTACATCGTTGGTCTTATTGGCGGAACAGCCACATCTTCTAACACTGCAAACACAGTTGTAAAGCGTGATGCATCAGGTAACTTTGCTGCAGGAACAATTACAGCAACAGTTACAGGAAACGTAACGGGAAATGTAACAGGAAACGTAACAGGTAATTTAACTGGTAACGTAACAGGTAACGTAACTGGAACAGTTTCAAGCCTTTCAAACCACGACACAGATGATCTTTCAGAAGGTACCAACCTTTACTTTACAGAAGAAAGAGCACAGGATGCCATTGGAAACAATGTCGGAACTGGTCTTTCATACAACGATTCAACAGGTGTAGTATCTGTAACAGCAAACACTTATGATGCATACGGTGCAGCAGCAGCAGCACAATCTGCAGCCACAACCGCAGCAGCATCAGATGCAACTTCAAAGGCTAACGCTGCACAGGCTGCAGCAATCTCAGCAGCAGCAGCAGATGCTACTACTAAGGCCAACAATGCGAAGTCAGGTGCAGAAGCAACTGCCTCAGCAGACGCTACAAGCAAGGCAAATGCAGCGCAGAGCGCAGCAGAAGCAACAGCAGCATCAGCACTTACTGCTGCAATCTCAACAGAGGTTTCAAACCGTAACTCTGCGATTACATCTGCAATCTCAACAGAGGTTACAAATCGTAATACAGCAATTACTAATGCTGTAGCAGCAGTTGTTGACGCAGCACCTGCAGCACTTGATACTCTTAACGAATTGGCAGCAGCACTTGCTGATTCACCAGACACAGTATCAAATCTTACAACTCTTGTTGGAACAAAGGCTCCATTAGCATCACCAGCATTGACTGGCATACCTACAGCCCCAACTGCAGCAGCAGACACAAGTACAACTCAGATTGCTACAACAGCATTTGCTAAGGCAGAGGCTGACGCAGCACAAGCAGCAGCAGAGGCTACAGCAGCAGCAGACGCTACATCAAAGGCTAACGCAGCCGTTTCTACAGCATCAGCAGATGCAACTTCAAAGGCTAACGCTGCACAGGCTGCAGCAATCTCATCAGCAGCAGCAGATGCTACTTCAAAGGCAAACGCTGCACAATCTGCAGCCACAACCGCAGCAGCATCAGATGCAACTTCAAAGGCTAACGCTGCACAGGCTGCAGCAATCTCAGCAGCAGCAGCAGATGCTACTACTAAGGCTAACGCTGCACAGGCTGCAGCAATTGCACACGCAGATGCACTTGATACAGACGATGTAGCAGAAGCAACATCTCTATACTTCACAGATGCTCGTGCTAAGACTTCAGCAGCAGATCTTTTGACTGGTGCTACAAAGACTAATATCACAATCACAGGTTCAGGTTCAGGCCTTGTTATCACTGCAGAAAACGGTGTAGCAGATTCTACAACAACTGATCTTGCAGAAGGTACAAACAAGTACTTCACTGATGCTCGTGCTCGTGCTGCGGTAGATGGAACAACTCGTTCATTTACAGCAGTTGAGTTAAACTCAGTTGCTAAGCAGGTTGCAGCAACTCTATCAGCACCAACAGCAGGAGTTCAGACAGCCCACGCTTTTGCAAAGGCTGAATACCGTTCAGCAGAATACCTTGTAAAGGTTGCCAATGGAAATCATACAGAAATTTCAAAGGTACTTCTAACACTTGATTCTACTGATGGAATTGCAATTACTGAGTACGGAATTGTTGGAACCAACGGTTCACTTGCAACAGTTTCAGCAGGTATCTCAGGAGCAAATGTACAACTTCTAGTAACAACTGCCAACAACACTTCAACAGTGACTGTTGTCGGAACACTACTTGCGTAATAAAAAATAAAAATAGTTGGAAGAGGGAGTAATAAATGGCAACAGTCGATAAAGACTTCAAGGTCAAGAATGGATTAGCCGTAGCAAACGGCGGTACATTCGGAGGTGCAGTAACAGTAGGAACACCTACTATCGCAGCACATGCAGCAACCAAGGAGTATGTTGATAGTCGGTCTATTACCGTAGGCTCTACTGCTCCCTCTTCACCAACTAATGGAGCACAATGGCTAGACACTATAACAAATAGAATTAATTTTTATTATGGTGGATCTTGGTATACATCTGCAACAATAGACGACACACTAGAAATTCATGAACACATTCATGATACATCAATTGATGGCAATGGTCTTATTGTTTCTACATTCCGAGATGCAGGAACTCCGTCAGATCCACAAGGAACACCAGCAGAGGCTGGCGATCCAAGTACAAGTACGTTTACTGATACATTTGATGCTGGAACACCAGCGGATAATTTTAATTAAACGAATGTTATAATAATACAGTAATAAATGCGTAGAACGCATAAAGGGGGCAGTAAATGGCAACAAGAATGCAACAGCGTAGAGGTACCGCAACAATGTGGACTAACGCAAATCCAATACTTGGAGTAGCCGAAATTGGCTATGAAACAAACACAAATAAATTTAAGATTGGTGATGGAACCAATCGCTGGGCAGATCTAAACTACTTTGTAGATATTAATACAATTGTTGATAGTGCTCCAGGAACTCTAGATACGCTTAATGAACTTGCAGCAGCAATTAATGATGATGCTAACTACTTTACAACAATGGCCTCATCTATTGCACTAAAGGCACCACTTGCTTCCCCAACATTTACAGGAACAGTCTCTGGCGTAACAAAGTCAATGGTTGGCTTAGGGTCAGTAGATAATACAGCAGATACAGCCAAGCCAGTATCTACATCACAGGCTACAGCAATTGCAACTGCTAAGTCTGAAGCAATTTCAACTGCTTCATCTGATGCAACTACTAAGGCTAATAATGCCAAGTCAGGTGCAGAAACAACAGCAGCAACTGCTCTTGCTT